CGAAGACAAGGTCGCCGAGCGTGACCTGGAGCTCGAGACGCTGAACAAGCGGGCCGGCGATCTGGCCAAGAAGATCGACTTCGAGAAGTCGGTGGTCGAGTCGGCCAAGAATCTCCGCAGCGTGGTTGAGCGTTGCTCGCCGGCTCCCGAGGTGAAGGAAGAGCGGAGCGAGAAGGTCCGCGTCGAGGCGGTTCCTTTCTCGGGTCGGCTCCGTGCGTTCGAGAACGCGAAGGACGCCTACCAGGTGGGCATGTGGTTCAAGGCCAAGAGCGGCGATGCCGAGGCCAAGCGGTGGTGCCAGGATCACGGCGTCGAGGCTCGCGCCCAGGGTTCGACCGGCAGCACCACGGGTGCCGCCTTCGTGCCCGACGTTCTCTCCTCGACCGTCATCCGGCTCGTGGACCAGTATTCGGCCTTCGCTCAGAACGCCACCAACGTGGTGATGCCGAGCGACGTGCTGCTGTTCCCGCGTCGGACGGCCGGTGCGACCGCGTACTGGATCGACGAGAACGCGGCCATCACCGCCAGCGACCCGACCTCCAACCAGGTCACGCTGACGGCCAAGAAGGTCACGGGTGCCGTAGTCATCGCGTCGGAGCTCCTGCAGGACTCCATCGTGTCGATCGCCGACTGGATCGCTGCCGAGCTCGCCCTGACTCTCAGCAACGCCGTCGAGGCGGCTGCGTGGAGCGGCAACCCGAGCAACGCCCCTGCTGTGGCCGGTCTTGTGACCAGCCACACGGGCGGCCTGCTGGCTTCTTCGGCTGCCACCTACGCGGCGTCGCTCGTGACGGCTGCCGGCGACACGCCCGACGAGGTGACGAAGGCCAACCTCCTGGCGATGATGGCTGCGGTTCCGCAGCACTCGCGTCAGGGTGCCAAGTGGTTCTGCTCGCCGTTCTTCTTCGCCACCTGCATGCAGAACCTCGACCTCGCCCAGGGCGGGTCGGTCGGTCTGTCGCAGGGCATGGGACCGACGTTCCTCGGCTCGGAGGTGGTCCTCACCGACCGGCTCCCGAGCGGTGCGGACTCCACGGGTGCCATCATGGCCCTCTACGGGAACATGGCGAACTCGAGCTACTACGGCATCCGCCAGGCCCTCGAGATCGCGTCCAGCGATCAGGTGAACTTCCTGTCGGACCAGACGGTGATCCGTGCGGTGGCTCGCGTGGCGATCACGCATGCGAACCTCGGCACCTCGACCGTCGCCGGCCCGATCATCGGCCTGGTCGGTGCGTGAGCCTGACGGCTTGACGTGATGTGCAAACTAGGCGGGCCGCTCCACACGGGGCGGCCCGCTCTCTTTCTTGAGGTTGCACATGCTGGTCAAGGTCGGTGGCACTGAGGTTGATATTGCTGTCGAGTGCGTGATGAGCGGCCCGCGATTCGGCCCCATCGGCAATCTCTTCGGGTGGGCTCAGGCACTGTTGCCTCTTGGCATACGCCCCACGCTCCACCAAGGAGCGTTTTGGTCGCAGGGCCTCACCCGTGTCATGGAGCAGTTCATTGACACTGCCCAGTATTTGCTGGTGGTTGATTTCGACACGTACTTCTCACGCGAAGACTGTGAGCAACTCATCGCCATAGCCATGACGTTCCAGTGCGATGCGATAGCGCCGCTGCAGGTGAAAAGAGAAGACGGCAGACCCATGTTGACGCTCAAAGACACGCTGGACAATCCGCCGCCTGACGGCACTACGAGCCTGCCTGCGTCGTGGTTTGCCGAGCCTGTGCAGGAGGTGGACACGGCGCACTTTGGCTGCACGGTAATCAGCACGGCCGCCCTAAAGAGGGCCAAGAAGCCTTGGTTCCTTGAGACGCCAGACCCGAGTGGAGGCTGGGGGGACGGCAGGCGCGACTCTGACATTGCGTTCTGGGCCAATTGGCGAGAGAGCGGCAACCGCGTGTTCGTGACTCCTCGTGTGTGTATTGGTCATGGTGAGTGGGTCATTACGTGGCCTGGGCAGGGGCTTGGCAAGCCAGTTTTCCAATGGACCTCGGATTACCAGAAGACAGGAAAGAAGCCCGAAACTGCATGGAGTGTGCCCCAGTGAAGAAAATCACATTTACCCGCGCGTGGCGTGCCTACCGCAAGGGGCAGTCTGTCGAGATGACCGGCGGCTTGGCGACGCAGCTGGTGGCCCAGGGCGTGGCCATAGAAGACCGGCAGCAAGATCTGATCGAGACCGCAGCGATTGAGACGGCTGCCGAGACGGCCGACGCCACCCCGAGAAAACGAGGACGCCGTGCAGTACAGAAGCCTGACTCGCCAGACACCGCCAGCCGTTGAGCCCGTCACGCTCTCTGAGGCCAAGGCTCACCTGCGTGTCGATACGGCCGATGATGACGCCTACGTCGGCTCGCTCATTACAGCGGCCCGCGAGTGGTGTGAGCAGTACCTAGACCGCACGCTGGTGCATACGCAGTGGGTTATGCGGTTTGACCGCTTCCCGCCAGACGGCACGCACGACATCGAACTGCCACGCCCGCCGATGGCCTCGGCTGGCACTGCCACGGCGGTGGCCCTCACGTTCACGTTTGAGAACGGCACCACCTCGACCTACTCGACCGCCAGCTACCGAGTGGACCGGGACAGCACGCCAGGGGCTGTAAAGGCTCTCTACGGGCAGACGTGGCCGCCGCACCTGCAGGACGATAACGCGATCAGTGTGACCTGGTGGGCCGGCTACGGGTCCAGCGGCACGAGTGTGCCGGCGGCGATCCGCCATGCCATGCTGATGCTGGTGGGCCAGTGGTACGAGCGGCGGCTGGCGGCCGACACCATGAGCGGCAACGAGATTCCTTTCGGCGTGCGGTCGCTCCTCGACTCCCAGAAGTGGGGCTCCTACCGATGATCGACCCCGGCAAGCTCCGCGAGCGTGTCACCGTGCAGATTGCCAGCGGCACCACCAACACCTTTGGCGAGACCGTGCTGGCGTGGAACAACTCCACGGCCGTATGGGCCAGCGTCGAAGGCGTGACGGCCCGCGAGTCGCTCGGGCTGGGCCAGCAGGAAATCGCCGTTACGCACCGGGTGAAGATGCGTTACCTGCCGGGGCTGACGCAGAACATGCGGCTGTCGTGGCGGTCGCGGACGCTCGACATCGTGAGCCTGCTCGAGCACGGCAACCGCAGCGAGCACGAGCTCATCTGCCAGGAGACCGTGCCGTGAGCATCTTTGCGACCGGGGCTCCGCTAGTGAAGTTCGCCTTGGGGAAGAGCAAGTACGCCAAACAGCAGTTTTCGCTGGCGACGCTCACCGAGGTGACAGATGCCCTCAAGGCCCTGCCGTCCGACATCAGCACCAAGTACCAGCTGCGTGCCCTGCGGAAGGCCGCCAAGCCTGGGCAGGAAGCCCTGCGGCGGCAGGTGGCGAACATCACCGAAGTGACCGGCAACCTGCTGGCGAGCGTTGCCAAGGTTGAGCGGAAGTACACGAACAACCGGGCCAAACTGCCGATTGGCGTGGTGGTGATCGGCTTCCGCCGGCCGGTCAACACGAAGAGTCAGAAGATGGCCACGCCTGCCTTTGTTGGCGGGTCAGTCTTGAAGGGGCCAAACCGGGCCTACCACTCGCACCTAGTGGAGTTCGGCACGCGGCCCCGCATGCCAGGAAAGAGCGGCATTAAGAGTCGCCGCCGCGTCGTGCTCGGCGGGCGGATTCGCACGCTGTACGAGCGGGAGAAGAAGTCCACCACGGGCCGTGGCATCCTCTCGTCGTTCAACACGCGCGGCCCGTTCTCGCACACTGGCTCAGGCTACAGCGGCGGCCGTGGGGCCTACCCGAAAGACTTCATCGCCTCCGGGCCGGTTCGTGGTGCCACGCCTCGCAGGCCGCTCGGCAAGGCGTTCCAGCAGTCGCGTGGCCAGATGCAGAGCATCCTCGACACCGAGATGCGGAAGGCCCTCGTCAAAGCCATGCGTGAATACCAAAAGCGATTCGGAGACCTCGGATGAAATCCCCTGAAGCGGTGCTCCGCACGGCCCTCGTCACCAACACGGCCGTCTCGTCCCTCGTGGGAGCGAAGGTATTTCCTGTGCAGGCCCCGGTGAAGGACCACCTGGGCAACGCCGTCAATCTGCCCTTCGTGACGTGGAGACGCACCGGGATCCGGCGTGAGCAGACGCTGAAAAATCCGATGGGGATTCCACGGGTGACGCTGGATTTCTCCGTGTACGGTGCGACCTACGACCAGGCCCGCGACGTAGCCGACGCGATGCGTCTCGTTCTGGATGGGTACGGGGGAACCTCGGACAATACGACTGTGGAGCAGGCGTCGTTGGAGAACGAAACCGACGACTTTGTTTCGCTGGCCGGTGCTGAGTTGCCACCGGCTTATCAAATCACGCAGACCTACGACGTTTGGTGGCAGGAGAGCTGATACATGGCAACCACACCGCATGCTGGATCGGGCACGACGTTTTCTTTTAATAGCGTCAACTACACCGTCACAAGCATCACCTACACGGTGGGATCGACCGGCGGCGGCACCGACAACATCGACATTTCGCACCTCGGCCAGACGACGGGCGAGTCTGTGAAGTCGCTTTCTCGGCCGCTCGTCGGCACGCAGGGTGGTGACACTGGCAAGACCGTCAGCATCGAGTACATCGGCACGAGCGTGATCGCTCAGAACGCAACCGGAACGCTGAGCATCGGCGGCGGCATCGCTGTTTCGGCTGTCGCTACCTGCAATAGCTCGAGCGTGTCGCTGACTGTCAACGACGTGATCCGGGGCTCTGCTGAGTTCCAGTTGGCCTGATCCGCCACGGAGGTTCCCGTGGCTTTGTTCGCAACAGGCATCACGGTCACTTGGCGCGGCTCGCCGTTCCAAGAGGTTGTCGCCCTTTCGTGGTCCTACGGCGGCTCGCACAAGGGCCGATCCGAGCGGTGGACCGACGAGGCCGGCACGCTCACGCTGACGTGCCTTGGCGGTGCCAACACCGGACTTGGCGAATACGGCCAGCGTGGATCTCTCGTCGTGTCTGGCGGCGGTCAGTCCTTGACGAACACGGCAGTATGGGACTCTATCAACGTCACGTCCGAACTGAACGGCGTCGTCCGTTACACCGTGACGTTCAACCTTTTGGACAACTGACATGCCTCTGACACGAGACCAGATCGACAACGCCTACGATGCCAAGGTCATCACGGTGGACTGCCCCGAGTTGGGCGGCGACGGCAAGGTGTGCCTGCGGCTGATGTCCGTGGGCGACCGCGACTCCTACGAGCTCAAGCTGCTCGAGGGCGACGGCAAGGCCATCCCCGACTTTCGCTCGGAACTGCTGAGCCGCACGCTGTGCGACGATAAAGGCTCGCTGCTCTATCCGGGCGACGAGGGCGTGTCTGCCCTCAAGCGGCGTTCCAGCGACGTGATGCACAAGCTGTGGCAGGCAGCCCTGAAGCACAACGCACTGACAGAGGAGGAGATCAAGCGAATCGCGGGGGAATGAACGCTCGCCCGACAGTGCAGTTCAAGCACCGCCTGGCGAGCCACCTCAAAAAGACCGTCGCGGAAATCGACCAGATGGACTCGCGGGAGTTCTCCAGCTGGATCGCCTTCTCTCGGTGGTTCTGCCCTCTCGATCACCCGTGGCTCCAGACCGGCATGCTCGTTAGCTCGCTCGTGGCACCGTACACGAAGGGCAAGATTCCGTCAGCGGAAGACTTTATCCCGATCGAAGACAAGGCACCCCAGCACCCCACGCAGATCGCTGAGACGATTCGCCGCATGGCGGCCGATCTCGGCAAGGTGAGTCAGTAATGGCAAACATCAGTCTCGGCTTCAATCTGTCGGCATCTGCCGTGGGCATGTCCCAGGGCATCAATGCCGGCGTGGTTGAACTGCAGAAGCTCGGGTATTCCGCCAAGAAGACGGCCGCCGATGTTTCGACGCTTAAGACCATTGAGTTGTCGCGGGTGTTTATCAATTCGATCCGCACGGCAGGATCTGCGTTTAGCTCCTTCATCGCGGGCACGGCCGGCGCAGTGGCCCAGATCGACGACCTCTCGAAGCGTACGGGCATTTCAGCCGAGATCATCCAGGGCTACTCGCTGGCTGCGAATCAGTCTGGTGTCGGCCTGGAGACGTTTGGGCGGTCGATCCAAAAGTTGACGATAAACCTTGGCGAGGCACAGACCGGCAACAAGAGCGCGATCAAGTCTTTTGCCGACCTCGGCCTGTCGGTCACTGACCTGTCGAAGCTGTCGCCAGACGAAGCGTTCAACGCCGTCGCGGCTGCGATCACTAAACTGCCCGGCCCGGCCCAGCAAGCGGCGGCGGCCGTGAGCCTGTTCGGAAAGGCTGGCGTCGAGCTCACGCCGATCTTCCAAGAGGGCGCGGGCTACCTTGCGAAGATGACTGCCGAGGCCCAGCGGCTCGGTATCGTCCTGAAGCCAGAACAGACGGCGGGCATCGCGGCACTCGATGACTCGCTCGGCAAAGTGACGCTGACCATTCAGGGCTTCGCGGCTCGCGTGCTGGCGGAACTTGCCCCGAGCCTGCGGCAGGCATCCGAGGCCGCCGTGGACTTTATCTCCAAGATCGACGTGCGCGAGGTTGCCAATGCGACAAGCCGGGCAATCAGCACGCTCGGCAGTGCCTTTGCGTTGCTCGCATCGGCTGCCGTTCCGCTTGCCGGCAACCTCCTGCCGGCCATCGGTGGCTATCTCGCATTTATTAACCGGCAGGTGATCGCTGGCAGTATCGCCAATCTTGCGAAGTTCTTTGCCGGCGCTGCTGCCGCTGCCCTTGGCTACTCCGGTGCAGCAGGCACTGCGGCTGCCGCTACTGCTGCACTTGGCGTGTCGATTCGTCGCACGCTGGCATCAACCGGCATCGGAGCGTTGGTTGTCGGCTTGGGCCTGTTGGCTGGTGCTGCTCTTGAATGGGCTCTTGTCAGCAACCAAGCCGCCGGCGACGCGGCCGTTGCTGTGGACGCACCAAATGTTGCGTTTCAGGATCTCCAGCAGCAGATTGAGGAGGCGACCAATCGAGCGCAGGCTTTCGGAGAAAAGACGAAGGAAGCCCTGAAGGTTCCGCAGCTGAACGTTGCCGACTTCGCCCAAGACTCACTGAACCAAGCCGAGTCAGCCTTCAAGCAGTTGGCCGAGCAGATGGGCGGCCTGGCCAATGTGCCAATCGAAATCAAATCGCTGTTCGGCGAGCTCACGCTCCAGGCCCAGGACGCCAACAACGAGACGATGAATCAGGTGGCTGCCCTCCGTGAGGTGGACGCTGCGGCAAAGGCATTGGCTCAGCAGTTGGGCACCCTGGCCGACGCTCGCAAGGCTGATGCCGATGCGGCCAAGGCTGCTGGCGATGCTGCGAAGAAGGCCGCAGAGGACGCCCGCAGCCGCGTCGGCGAACTCGCCAACCAATCGCTTCCTGCCTCCGAGCAGTCCCGTCTGCAGTTGATGAAAGACATGCTGGCCGTGTCTACCGAGCAGCGATCCGCCGAGCAGGCCCTGGCTGCGGCCCGTGCAAAGGGCGACGTTACGGCCGTCGCTGCCGCCAAGGAACGGCTGCGGCTCGCCCAGCTGGCCGGCGTCGAGGCGAAGAACCAAGACCGCATCCGGCAGCGTGAGGCTCTCGGGATCACCGACGATCTCATCAAGCCGGCTCGAACGATCGCCGACCAGTTCCGCGACGTTCGCAAGGCGTTCGACCAGAAGCTGATCGACGGCGGCGAAGCCCGCCAGGCCCTGCGTAACCTCGCCCAGGAAGGCATCCAGATTCGGCAGGAGATCCTTGCCGAACTCAGCCGGCCTTCGCAGCAGGCCCTGCAGGTGAGCGACGTACGCACCAGCGAGGGTATGTCGCAGTTCCTGCAGCTGACCCGCGAAGATCCTGCGATCGCCCAGCGGCGCGAGCAGTTGGCCAAGCTCGAGCAGATCCGCAAGGGCTTGGAGCAGGTTGGTGCGAACCCCGTAGACATCCTGGGTGCGTAATGGCAGTTCTTAGCTACCGCGAAATCCTGCCGCGTACGTTCTCGCATCGCTTTGGCGAGAGCCCTACGGCGACTCGCGTATTCAATGCCACGCTCGACGGGCCGACGCCAACGCAGGACATCTTAAATGCAATAGGCATCGTGCACGGGTCTGTGCACCCCGAGTTCACGTACCTTCTCTGCACGAGCGGCGACCTCAACGAAACGGGCCGCTTTCACGCCGAGATTACGTATTCATACGAAGTGCCAAAGGAAGGCACTGAAGACTACGACGTAAACCCGCTTTCTCGCCCCGATGTCTGGTCGTTCTCGACGGGCGGCGCTCAGGTGCCAGCGCTCACGTACTACCACGGCAACGGTAACGCCGACATTCGCCCGCTGCAGAATACGGCGAAGGAATACATCGAAGGCGTGACCACGCTCGAGGCAGAAGTGCGGGCGACGATTGCCGGTAATCGGTCTGCGTTTCCTTTGGCAACTGCGGCCGCCGTTACGAACACCATCAATAACGCGACCTTCCTAGGCGGCGCTCAATACACATGGCAGTGTGCCGGCATCAGCGGCCAGCAGACAACCGAGGTGGTGAACGGGGCACAGGTCCGCTACTGGCAAGTGAGCGTGGAGCTTGTGTACCGGGCGAGCGGCTGGCCGCTCAAGCTTCCCAATGTCGGCTGGAACTACCTTGAAGGCGGCCAGCTGAAGCGTGCGTGGGTTCGTGATCCTGACGACCCGAGCACGAAGGTGCCGTCGAGTGTGCCAAGAGCCCTAGACGACAATGGCAACCTTAAGCCAGAAGGGCAGCCCGCCGACATCCTTGGTGCCGGCGCTGGGCTGCGTGTGTTCCCAACCGTGAACTTTCAGACCTACTTCGGCACGCCGCCGTTCTAGCTATGGCAAACAAGCCTGACGGCAAGCCGGCCCGAGTGGAGCGTGTGAACTTCACGCGGCCGGCGGCCGAGCGTATTGCCAAGGTTGTCCGCAGGGTTGAGCAGGGCGACCGTGGTGCGGCTGGGCTGACGTTCACGCCTCGCGGACTGGGCGGCTCGTCGCCAAAGACCTTCCGCGTCTGCACCTACACCGGCGCGTGGGCAATCAACACCTCGAACACCGTCACCTTCAAGAACCAGACCACCACGCCGAACACTGTCTCGGCCGTCAACCTCTTCTTGACCCTGCCCGACAACGGCGAGCGTAATTGTGCCATCGCCAAGGACGGCACCGCGTGGCACTTGATCCAGTGGCAGTGGGATGCGTCCACGGCTGTCAGCAGTGCGACGCTGGGCACGGCGTCGCTGGTGTTCAGCCGCATCAACGTGCCGTCTCTGGGCACGGCGTCTACTGTGGCGATCTCGGTCACCACCTGCTCGACGGCGGCTTCCTAATGGCGCTCATCAACGAAGGCGGGAAACTGCTGCTGCAAAACGGCGCACTCGCCAGCGGGGCGGCGTGTTGCTGCGGTGGATGCTCAGGCCCGTGCGACGAAGAGAGCCCGTGCCCCGAAGGGTGCGAGTGCGTGGATGGGGAGTGCGTGCCAGCCGCCTGCGAACCGGGCTACGAGTGCATCGGCGGTGCCGATTGCACGCTTTTCGGCTATTGCGAGCCGGTCGATGGCGAATACATGTGGAGCGGGGCTGGCGGCGGCGGCGGTGTGGTTCCATGCCCCGGATGCCCAGACGGCTGGACGACGTTCATGAATGAAGGCCCAGCACCTTGGGATCCAGAAGTGGTGCTGCGTTTTTACACTTGCATAACGTCTAAGCCAGCAGACTACGCAACCTGTTGTTCGCCGAACGCGCCGCGTTTTGAAAACGGAAACCTAAGCGAGTGCGAGACTGACGGTCAGTTTCAGCAGGACACAACTGCCGCCGGGGTTTTTTATTATCCATGTAATTGGGGGTACGGCTGCGCGGAGATCTTGCTTCCATGATTACTTGCCCCCGAAGGCACTTGATAATTCGCTGCTACCAGCGCGGCTACACGCTGGACGAAGTTCGCCCGTGCATCGTCAAGGAGGACGGCGACCAGATCACCGTAGACGTTGACCATCCGGCGTATCCGCGTGCGCCGAAGCCGGGGTTCACGCCGCCGAAGCCGAAGCCCGCTGAACCGCCACCCGACCTCACCCGCACCGACGCCCCTTCATTCCTCGCCAAGGTCCGCAACTTCGCCGTCGCCTCTGCCAAGCACGTCGCGGCGGGGATGCCGATGGCTTCGGATGAGGAGATCATCCGCCGCCACGACATTTGCACTGCCTGCGAGTTCTTCGCAGACAACGCCTGCCAGAAGTGCGGTTGCCCGGTGGTGCGGGCGAAGCAATACGTGTCGAAGTTGTCGTGGGCCGACTCCGAGTGCCCGGTCGGGAAGTGGGGCAAAGAGACGCCCCAGAGTTGACACCCCGCGTACGGTGACGGGCGAAAGGGATGCCCGTGCCAGAAGACCACAACGTCACCATCGACGGCAAACGCTGGCTGCTGCGATTCACCAAGCTCAAGGGTGACGCGGCCGGGTGGACGTTCTTCGACGGTGCCGCTCGCCCTCGGATCTTGATCGATGAGCGATCCCGTGGGTGGTCTCGCGTCGAGACGATCCTGCACGAACTCGCACACGCCACGCTGGGGCCGAACATCAGCGAAGAGGCGGTAACCGAACTGGCCCGAGTGCAGCGGCGGGTGCTGGCGATGCTCTACGCGATGACGCCGAAGGAGTGACCATGAAGAAGGCTAGCCTGCTCGATGACGTGAAGGCTGGGCTCGTGACCCGGCGAGGCCATGCGGCTTGGTACGAGTCTCTCGATTCCGAGATCAGGGCGGAGCTTGAGGGAATCAAAGCGGCGTGGCTGGCCGGATCGCTCGTGGCAACCAAGACCAACCTGGCCCGCCGCCTGTCAGACGTGCTGCAAGCTCGGGGTGTGAAAATCGGCATCCAAGGAGTGCTCGCATGGCTCGAAAAAGCATGAGAGAGGAATTGGCCGACGCTGACCGCCTGGCCTCCGACGCCGAACTGGCGCGGCTGCGGGCCGAGTTGGCGTCATACCGAAACAGGTATAAGGCCGCGCTCTCGCAGATCGACCGTGAGCGTGAGCGGGCGGACGCGCTCGTAGCACTCAAAGGCATCGAGCCGGCCAAGCCCTTGACCAGTAGTGTCAAGGGGTCGAAGCACGCCGCCACGATGGTCGTGCTGCTATCTGACATTCACTGTGAAGAGACGGTTCGGCCCGAGACCGTCAACGGCTTGAACGAGTTCAGCCTCGACATCTGCGAAGCCCGGCTCGCGGAACTGTGGCAGCGGTTCTTTGCGATGCTCGAACACGAGCGGCAACTGTGCCGCATCGACAGGATCTGCATCTGGCTGGGCGGCGATCTCATCAGCGGCATGATTCACCCGGAACTCGCCGAAGAGAACTCGCTGCACCCGCTCGCGGCGAAGCGGTGGATCGGCTCGCGGCTGCGCGGCTTCATCGACCAGGCGGCAGGCAATGCGAAAGAAATCGTGGTAGCTACTTCTTGCGGAAATCACGGACGCACCACGGAGAAGCTGCGGACAAACGAAGCGGATACCAGCTACGAACACGACCTCTACCTGACAATGCAGGCTGAGGAGAAACGCAAGAATGTTCGCTGGCTCGTGGGCGAAGGGCACTTGAACTACGTGAACCTTGACGGGTTCCTCGTCCGGTTCTCGCACGGTCACTCAGTGAAGTATCAAGGCGGCATCGGGGGCGTGCATGTGCCCCTGCGAAAGAAGATCGCAGCGTGGGACGCGACGAGCCGCGCCGACTTGACGTGCATCGGACATTGGCACCAGTTCTCGTGGGGCCGCTCGGGCCGCTACATCACGAATGGAAGCGTGATCGGATACTCGGCCTACGCCGTCCGCATCGGAGCCGAGGGCAGCGAGCGACCATGCCAAGCTGCGTTCGTGATCGACCACGGGCGAAACGAGGTAACCAAAGCCTACCCCCTGTTCTGTGACCGAGATTTGCGAAAGGAATCCAAGTGACTGCTGCACTCCTCGACGCTGCCAACGACTCACTCCGCGATGCCGTGGCCAGACGCATGGCGGCGACTGACCCGAACGACCCAAAGTTGGTGGGATATTCCCACTCTCCCACAAACGAGTCGTGCCACGAGGGGCAGAGGATGCGGGGCGACTCGCTGATGCAGGGTGATGTGCACCCGACGAGCCAGGCGTACTTCGACCTACTCGACCGCATGAAGGCTCTGCATAGCTCCAAGAGCCGTGATTACGGAAGTGAGCACGACCCGCTTGCGAACATTCGTAACGGTGCCCTGTTCGTCGGCATTGAGCCGTGGAAGGGTGCCATGGTGCGGCTGAGCGACAAGGTCACCCGCCTGGCCACGTTCAACCGGACCGGCCGCCTCGAGCACGAGGGCGTGGAAGACAACCTCATGGACCTGGCGAGCTATGCCCTGCTCGCCCTGCTGCTGTATCGGGAGGAGCACAGTGGAACAGCTGAGTGACGCCTACCTGGCCCAATGCGAATGGGATGCCCGCAGGTTCAGCGGTGCCTACACGGGCACGGCAGGGACGCTCGCCAGCCATGTGCTGCGATTGCTGGCTGAGCTCAGCCGGGTGAAGGGCAAGTTGGCCGTCACGATTGCACAGCGCGACGAGCGGCCTGACCTGTCGCTGATTCGCGGAGACTGAGCCGGGCGGCGGGTTGAGGCGGTCGTAGGGTTTTCTCCC